AAACTGTTGCGAATATTGCAACAGTTCAATAGTTCAATAGTCAAGGATTACTTGACAGTTCAGTAGTCAAGGATTACTTGATTGCTTAATTAATCACTTAAATAGATGAAAAAATCGGGTAATGATAGATTCAAAGACAAATGCAATAAAAGCAAAGCAAACAAGTGAAGCAATAGCCTTGTGTTTCGCTATAAAATTTAAAATTGAATTAATAGGATGAGAATTCAATTGATCTAATCGTTTATCATTTATTATTTTACTTAAAACACGAACCTCTACCTTTAACTCTCGAATATCCTCTGAGTTAATTTCATTGTTTTTTTCTATTTTTACTAAATGTTGATTTAATTCTTTAAAGAATTTATTGAATAAATCTCGTTCTTGTTGCGTGACTATGTCCATTTGATTTAAAATGCTTATAAATTGATTTATAGGTATTATAAGGGTAAATGATAAAAAGTGAACTGGTCAGATATTGGAAATGCTATAGTTAAATACGCCCCCCTTGCTGCTGGAGCATTAAGCTCTCCATTGGGCGCAGCAGGCGCAGTAGGAAGTGTTTTTTCTAGCTTATTTGGCGTAGAAGCGTCGCCTGAGAAAATAATGGATGCTATTAAAGGAGACCCAAAGAAAGCTCAAGAATTAATTTTAGGCGAAATGCAAAATAATCTAGCTTTGAGAGAATTATGCTTAAAGACCACTCAGGAAGAAAATAGACATGAAGAAAAAATAATTGATTCTGAAGTGCAAGACCGAATAAGCTCGCGCTTTAATTCAGAAAATATTAACAAAAGCCCTGTTGACAATAAAATTAAAATGATTTTAGTGATAGGAGTATTTTTAATAGTATTTTTGTGTATTGGCGCATTGGTTTTCGCAGACGGAATCAACAAAGATGAATTGCCCGTATTAGCCAATTTATTAAATCTAGTAGCAGGCGCTTTAATAATGATGATTAGCTTTTATTGGGGCGCTTCTTACGTGAAATCACTGATGAAAAACTCATTTGATGAGAAGAGTATTACAGATTTGATTAATAAATCAGTTAATGCATCAATAAATAAAATGTTTTCTGAAAAGTATGAATCAGATCATTTTGGTAATAAAATAAACCCAAAATATGACCGCTAATGAAATTAATAATAGTATTACTTTTTTCTTTATTTTCTATTACTTTGAAAGATGAGATAAACAGGAGCCTTAAGAAAAACAAGGCTTTAAGAATAGCTCTTAATGCAATCAGTTGTTTAGTTCTCTTCAGAATAGATAATTCTTTTAGAGTTATTGATTTGCTTCATATCATGCAGAAAGAGGGTGTAGATGATTTTACCTCTTTATTAATCATAGAAGAGCTTATAAAATATTGCATAATATCAAAAAGCGTAGAAGGATATTATTTAGTGAATAAATTTTATTTTAGGATGTAAATTTAATGCATTTTCTTGAATTCGACTTTAAAAATCCAGACTACACAAGCATTATTAAATGGCGATTAGATAGACTTAAGAAAATAAGAAAAAATCCAAGCATTTTAAAAAGCCTTAAAGTATTCTATAGAGAAAATCCAGCTCAATTTATTACAGATTGGGGTTGCACATTTGACCCAAGAAATCCTGAAAAAGGATTACCTGCAATATTACCATTCATTTTAATGCCTAAGCAAGAAGAATGGATTCGAGATTTTTTAACTTATTGGAAAAATCAAGAAAATTGGATTACAGAAAAAACAAGAGAAGTAGGGTTAAGCTGGCTAATGATTGCAACAGCCGCAACAGTTTGTTTATTCAATTCAGGAATTGTTGCTGGCTTTGGCTCTAGAAAACAAGAGCTCATTTCGATGAAAGGCTCTCCAAAGGCATTGTTTACAAAAGCTATCTTTTTCACTGAGTTATTACCTAAGGAATTTACGGGCGAGTGGTCGGAAAGAACGCACGCTAAAGAAAATTTAATTCAATTTAACAATGGATCATATTTTGAGGGCGAAAGCGGTTACAATATAGGACGAGGCGCAAGATCAAGCTTTTACTTTGTTGATGAAGCAGCATTTATTGATCATTATGAAAAAGTAGATGCAGCGCTCTCTCAAACGACACCTTGCCGAATTGAAATTTCAACACCCAATGGAATGAATAATGTCTTTGCGCAAAGGAGGCATAGCGGGAAAATACCAGTTTTTACCTTTCATTGGCGAGATGATCTACGTAAAAGTGAAGAATGGTATCAAAAACAAAAAGATATACTCATTGATCCTGTTATCATTGCCCAAGAATTAGATATTGATTATAACGCCTCTACGCAAGGTATTTTGATACCTTCTGCTTGGGTTCAAGCTTCTATTGATGCGCACAAAAAACTAAATATAGACATTACAGGCATTAAGCTAATAGGATTCGATATAGCAGATGAAGGAAAAGACCTTAATGCAGTATGCGTTAGACATGGAATATTAATTAAACATGTCGAATCATGGAGCGGTAAGGGTAACGATGTTTTTGGAAGTGTTGCAAAAACTTTCACGATAGCTGATTTAAACGAATGCGAAAAGGTTATTTATGATTCTTCCCCTATAGGCGCAGGCGTGAGGGGTGATGCGAGAATAATTAACGAAAAGAGAAGAAAAAAAATAGCATTCGACCCATTTATAGGCTCCTCTTCGGTTATTTCGCCAAGATCGCAAATGGTTAATGGAATCAATAATGAGGATTTTTTCGCCAATCTTAAAGCGCAAAGCTGGTGGAATTTAAGGCTAAAATTTCTAAAAACTTATAGAGCTGTAACAGAAAAATCAGACTTTAATCCAGATGATCTTATCTCTATAAGTAGTGAAATAAAAGAAATAAATCAATTAACAGTAGAGCTTTCTCAGCCTACTTTTTCAACCAATTCAAGCGGTAAAGTTTTAATTGATAAAAGTCCAGAGGGTTCTAAATCACCTAATTTAGCCGATTCTTTGATGATGTGTTTTGTTCCAAAAACTGGAATATGGGGAATGATTAGATGATAAAAGAGCTATTAAATTATTTTGGATATTGCAAAAAAGAAGAAATTAAAAAGGAAGAGAAATATTCAATAAAGAATCAATATTATCACAATGATGATAACAGTGATTTTTTTGAAGAAGTCTATAAAAGGAATTTTCAGAGAAGCGCATTTGATGATTTTCGCGTAGTAAATAAAAGTAAGTTCGCAATGGATTCCGTAGAAGATTATGAAAATATCAAAGCATCATTTCAGGCAAATAATGAATCTTTACCTGCTTCTATCTATGGATTTTTGGCTAACCAAGGATTTATAGGGTATCAAAATTGCTCAATATTAGCTCAGAACTGGTTGATTGATAAAGCATGTGCAGTTCCTGCTGAGGATGCGATGCGTAATGATTATGAGATTACAGTTAATGACGGCACTTATATTCCTCCTGAATTAATAGATGCAATGAGGAAATATGATAAGAAATTTGATTTGAAAAATAATGCCATTGAATTTGTTCATAAGGGGAGAACATTTGGAGTTAGACATGCATTATTTGAATTTGATATGCCAGAAGATGAAAGGAGGGAGTTTCTCGAAAAGCCTTTTAATTTAGATTCTGTTAGACCTAAAAGTTATAAAGGAATTAGACAAATAGACCCTTATTGGATGGTTCCAGAATTGGATGAAATGGCTTTAGTTGACCCAACAAAAATGCGTTTTTATAAACCAACGCATTGGATGGCTATGGGAAGATTAATTCATCATTCACACTTTGTTGTCATGATTAATTCAAGTGTTTCTGATTATTTGAAACCTACTTATTTTTATGGAGGCATACCATTAACTCAAAAAATATTTGAAAGAGTGTATGCAGGTGAAAGAATAGCAAATGAAGCACCAAACCTAGCGGTTACAAAAAGGCAAGATGTACTCAAAACAAATTTAGGAGAATTTGTAGCGAATCAAGCTGAAGCTGAAAAAAGAATTAATTTTTATACAAAATACAGGAACAATTATTCTCTAAAGCTTATAGATACAAATGAAGAAATGCAAAGAATAGATACTTCTTTAGGTGATTTAGACAATATCATCATGACAGAGTACCAATTAGTCGCAGCCGTTTCTGGAATGCCTGCAACAAAATTATTGGGTGTTTCGCCTAAAGGATTTCATTCGTCTGGAAAATATGAAGAATCAAACTATCATGAAACACTGGAAAGCATACAAGAAACGCATTTAGTTAAGTTTCTCGAAAGACATTATCAAATATTGATCAGATCAGAAATATTGCCAAAATTTAACATAAAGCCTTTTAATTTCGATATTGTATTTAAGCCCGTTGATAGCTCGACTGATATAGAAAAAGCCGATATAAACCTGAAAAAAGCACAGGCTGATCAAATTTACCATGAAATGGGTGTTATTTCAGCGTCTGATATACAAAGAAAAATTATTTCAGATAAAGATAGTGGTTATAACGGCTTAGAATTGGAAGAAATTGAAGAGGAATTACCTGATGAAGAAAATAGCGAAATCGAAATCTCAAATGAAGGAGAAAATTCAGGTAACCGGTAAGGAGCTCCGTTATAACATCTCAATTGAGAACGAATTTAAAAGGGGATTGGCTAGACTGATAAAAAAAATGTCTATCTATACCAGAAAACGAGTGCTGTCTCTTTATAATAAGGGCTTTTCAAAAGCGTATTTTGCCATGGATGACACCATTGGAAGCCAAGCACGGATGTTATTTAATGAGATAGAGATAATATTGCAAAATATTTTCAATACTAAAGGAATGGATTTATTCCATAGGATGCTTAGAGATGTAAATAAATACAGCTATTACACTGTTAAAAGCAGCATAAAATCTATGGAAATGGAAAAAATGCCTTTTTCAATTGGAAGAATGGGGGCAGACTTAGCTGAAAAAATGAAAGCCATTACCCAGATAAATGCTGATTTAATAAAATCTATTCCTAAGCAATATATGAATGATATACAAGGCTCTGTGATGAGGTCAATTATAAGCGGTGAAGGATTAAAAGAATTAACGCCTTATTTTTCAAAATATGAGGAAATAAGTGAAAGGCGCGCCAAAAATTTAGCATTAGATCAAACAAGGAAGGCTTATAACATGTTAAATGAATCGAGAATGAAAGATGCAAAAATAAAAAAATTTAAATGGATTCATAGCGGAGGGGGTAAAAAGCCCAGAAAGAGCCATCAAAAAATAAGCGGCGAAATATTTACATTTGAGAATATTATACAAGAGCAAATTGACTTGCATGTTCCAACCGATGACCAAGGAATTCCTGGAACAGCTATAAATTGCAAATGTACCATGACACCCATTCTAGACATAAAGATTGATTGAGGAAGAGATATGCCATTATTAGAAGGTAAGAAAAATATAAAAAGAAACATAGAAGAGTTAGTTGGGTCAGGTTATCCCGCTAAACAAGCTGAAGCCATTGCATATAGTAAGGTAGAAGATGAAGAATCAACTGTTTTCAAAATGGAAACACATCAAAATGAAGATGAAAACGGATTTCTTGAAATAAAAAATACTAACTTGTCAAAAGTGGGTGTATTTGAATATTTAGGAAGGAGTATCGATGACGGAAATTCTTTTTTTGCAAACGGTCAGAGAATGAATTTAAATCCTGATCAAATCTATTACATTTATCGCCCTCAAGAAGAGCTTAACAACCAAGAGTGCATAGAATCTTTTGAGATGAAGCCCTTCATCAATGAACATCCTAATTTATTACTGGGCAAAGACGGTATTCCTGCTGAAAATAAAGGGATTGAGGGCGCAGTTAAAAATATTCACTTTGAAAATGGTTATTTAAAAGGGGATATTTATGTTTATTCGGATAGGTCTATTGAAGATATAAAAAGTGGTAAACGCGATATTTCCGTAGGCTACAGATGTAATTATGAATCAATAAATGGTATTTACAATGGTATAAAGTATGATATGATACAAAAAGACATAAGAGGCAATCATATAGCCCTTGTTGAAGAAGGACGTTGTGGTTCAGATGTTGCTATTTTTGATCACAAAAGTATTTCTAAAAAAGTTTTTATGTTTGATTCAGCGGAGTTAAAAATGCCAGAAGAGATAAAAGAAAAGATGAAGGACGAGGAAATGGAAGATGAGGAAATGAAGGACGAAGAGATGAAGGACGAGGAAATGAAGGACGAGGAAGAGCCAACTGAAAAAAAATCTGAACTGGCTGAAATAAAAGAAGCGCTAGAGGTAATTGCAAAAAAACTAGAAGAATGTCTTCAAAAAGAAGGTAAAGAAGGTGAAGAAGCTGAAGAAGAGTCTTTATTAGATAATAAAGATGAAGAGGTAACCGTATCTGACGAAGAGATGAAGGACGAGGAGATGAAAAAAGAAGGATCGAGATCAATGGATCAAAAAATCAAAATACTTCAAAAAGAGATGAGTCATCTTAAGAAAAAACGAGCTTTTGATATGTCTGATTACGTAAAGCAAGTTAATAAGAAAAATGAACTGGTTCAACGCTTAAGTTATCACATAGGCTCTTTTGATCATTCAGATAAAACATTAGATCAAGTATGTGATTACGCATTGAAAAAATTAGGAATTAGCTCAGTTCCTAAAAAAGAAACATTAGTAGAGGCTTATCTAAAAGGGGCTCGATCTGTTGTGTATAGCATGGATTCAAGAAAAGCAATTAGTAATGATAAATCTGCATTAGATTTTTTAAAATCTTAGGAGTTGACCATGCCGCAAACAAGTGTACCAATTTTCATGCCTAATGGTGTAATAGGCGATTTTTATGATAATACACCAAGAAAAGTAGATAGCTATACGATCAATACCCCTAATCCCTTATCAAATCTGTTTGGAAGAGCATTTACTTTTACGGGAAATCCTTCCGATGACGGAACTCAAACGGTTCAAGCGGGAGGACTTAACGATTTTGCTGGAATCATGGTAAGTCCAAAGGAGCATCCTTTATTGGGTGTTTCCGGAAATCCGCTTGCCAACACATTAATATTACCAAACGGAGTCCAAGCAGCATTTTGTACAATGGGAAGGATTTACGCCACTGTTTTAAATGTTAACAGCGAGGGCGATTGGGTTGTATTTGATAATACAACAGGCGCGCTAAGTGCTATTACTAAAAATACAACTCCTCCTCTTGGTACGACTTATGCGAAAGCCTTTATAAGTAAGTATGAGCCATCAGCTGGCAATTTATGTGTAATTGAAATTAATAAATATCAATCTTAAGAGGCAATAAAAAATGATACTTACACAACAGGATATAAACACTAAAAATAATACTTATTTTAGTCCTTCTGTCCTAAGGGCTCTTGATAATGCAGAAAATAGACAATCTTTTACAAGTAGGGTTTTAAAAGAGAAGATTAACAATAAAAATCTTAATTTTTTTAGAAAGAATGAATTTCTCAATAGTATCGGTATTGATTCTAAGAATTTTTCTCGTTTTAGCAGAGAAACGATGAATTACATAAAATCTTATGATCATCCTACCCATTCTATGCATTACGGAATGGATAGTTTAACCGATGCCCAGATATCTGCTTCGCCTATTACGCCTGATCAATTTTTACAATATTGGGCGCCAGGTATCATCTATTATTTAACTCGTGTATTAACGATCGACAAACTTGTCGGATTTACACAAGCCGCAAAGTGGCATGATTCTAAAGTTGTGTTTACAGAGCTAGAGTTAGATTCTAATGTTACAACCTATAGCGATTTTGGTAATATTCCTTTATCTGATTTACAAACTCAAATCTATTTTAGACAGATAGTTCGTTTTGAACACGGGTTAGAAGTTGGCATATTAGAAGAACAGGTTGCGTCAGAGTTTAGAATCAATACCGCTGAAGCAAAGCGAAAGGCGATCATTAAAGCGCTTGAAATAATTAGAAATTTTGTAGGATTTTATGGGTTTAACGTTGGATTAGGTAATACCTATGGAATTTTAAATGATCCAGATTTACCGGCCTATTATAACCTTCCAAACGGAGTCAGCGGTCATACTCAATGGTCTACAAAAACCTTTCAGGAAATTCAATACGATATTACATTAATGGCTAATACCGTATTTACTCAATCTGGCGGACATGTAAATGTTAGAGAAACGCCTTGTATTTTGGGTGTATCTCAAACAGCTTATCAATATTTATCTTCAAAAATGACAGATTATGGAATAACTGTTCTGCAATGGATGAAAGAAAATTTCCCAAGATTAAGAGTTGAGTTTGCGCCTGAGTTTAACGGCGCTTACTTAAGTGAAGATATAGCCTAT